AATACACGCTGGCTGAATGCTCGCCGTCCTGGCCGGCACAAGTCCAATGAGCCGTGATGACGACGTCGGTGTACTGGCCCTCAGAGGGTTTGCAATTGAGCGCGGTGATTGTCCAAGTAATTGTTGTCATGGTGGTTCCTTTCAAAATTAAGCGTTGGCAATGGTGGTGATAGTGCCGGAAGAGCCGCGATATTTAAGCGCGCCGCTTTGGACATACAAGAAACCACCGCCGGAGGGGTTGGCGGCAGGCACAGAGCTCGAGTTGGCGATGAACAAGTTGGTGTTTGCGTCGATGCTCACTTTTTCGGAGCCGTTCGACATGATCAACTTGTCGCTGCTGTTGTACAGCGACCAGTAGCCTGTGTTGCCGGAATTGTAGAGGGCGATGCCGTAGCCGCTGCGAATGTGCTGGTCGCCTACAACGGTGAACTTAGCGCCGGTGCTAGAAGTCGTCCCCACCAGCAAGTTACCGCTGGAGTCGATACGCATCTTTTCTGATGAGCCGTTGGTTCTGAAAATCAAACCGCCGCCAGTAAGCCTTGCATCTAAATAAGCGTTTGTTCCATCAGAAGTCAACTGCCCTTCAGGTGCACCGGCTGTTCCAAATGCTGATGTACCCGCTACAAAAAATTTAGCTGATGCTGGATTTCCTGTTGTACCAACTAGCACATTACCGCTGGAGTCGATACGCATACGCTCTGTGTTGGCGGTAATCATTGTCATTGAGCCACCAGTATTTGTTAGATACATATTGTTATCTGAAGTCGAATACAATCTCAGATATGCGTTGGCATTGCCTGAAACAATAGTGATGGTTGGATTTGAAGCTGCATAAGTAGTAAAGATTCCGTAGCTGGATGGACTACTAGTACCAATCCCCACATTACCGCTTGTATCCACCCGCATCCTCTCACTACCTCCTGTGTAGAAGGCTATGGGAAGGTATGTGCCTGTGCCTGTAATAGTTGAATCAATTTGGTAAGCGGCTCTTGCGCCACCAATAGTGATTGCACCTAGGGTTGAGTTTGTTAAATCTGCGCTATTTGTATAAAACGCAACGCCTGACGCTGTTCCTGTTCCGTTAGGAGTTGCGCTAATAACAGTATTGGAATTTGATGTAGTAGTTTGGAAAAAAACACGATTGGCAATAGAAGCCCCGCTTGTGGTGAAGTCACCCAGAATGCGGTTGCCTGTGCCTGTGAATGTCAGGTTGCCTGAGTCAGTGATAGCAGGCGTGACCAGCGATGTTCCCAAGTACAAAGTGCGTGGGCGAGTTGCACCAGACGCACCAATGTCGTAGGTGTTGTCAGTAAAGATCAGATTGCTGGCGATCGTGCCGTTCACGGTCACCGTATCAGCAGAAGCGTCGCCAAGGGTTGTGTTGCCATTGACGGCCAAAGCGCCAGTCAAAGTAGTGGCACCGGTCACGCCCAAAGTCCCGCCCACACTTGCGTTTCCAGAAGTCGTGATGGTGGTCACGCCAGTCAACGCACCGCTTACGTTTGCCGTGCCATCAAACGACTGACCCCAAATCGTGCGCGATGTTTGAAGCGCAGTTGCGGTCGACGCGTTACCTGTAATCGCCCCCACAACACCGCCAGTAGCGGTGATCGCGCCAGTAAAGGTTGAGGTTCCAGTCACACCCAACGTACCAGCCACCACGGTATTGCCTGAAGACGCAGCCACCGTGAATTTGTTGGTGTTAATTGCAAAGTCACCTGACGCGGCCAACGTGCCAGTCACTCCAACGCCAGTCGACAAGAACTGCATCACCTGAGAGCCGGTGATGGCCAAGCGCATGTCACCAGAACCAGCGCGATACAAACCTGTCGACGTCTCGCTGGTAAACGCAAGACCAGGCAACGACACCGTGCCATCAAACAAACGCAACGCGGCCGTCATACCGCCCTCGCCTGCGCGTGACAGCGAGTTGGTCATTGCGGACGCCAAGTCCGACAACGTGGTATTGGCCCAATTGGCCTCAATGAGCGTGCCCGACGTTACGGGGTTGCCGCTGGGAAGTGTGTAGGTTCCTGAACTATTGCGTGGCATGTTTTTCTCCGCTTACTGTGTGTCGATCTGAATGGCCGCCTGTGCTGCAAAGGGACGCAACAGATCAGCGATTGTCTTAGGGTCTTTGGCTGCCAAGATTTTCGCAGCAACCTTGGGGTCAGTCAGAGCGCGTGCGAGCAGCTGCTCGGTTTGCGACTGAGTCATCTTGAACGGCAAATCAAGCAAGCCCGCAGCCACTCGACCAAGCATCGAGTCGGCCGCCGACTGTGGCAGTCCTAACGGGCCCATGAACTGACGCAGCACGTTTTGCGCGCCAAGGTATTGAGCTGTCGGAGAACCGGCGACCCTGCCTGCCTCTTGCGAGGTGGCATAGCGCGCCATGTCCTTGCCAATGCCCTCGATGGTCTGCATCTGCGCAGGTTCCATGATGTTGGCCAACTTGGCGCCTTGCATGCCGGTGGCCTGGCGTGCGGTGGTGTCGGCATTGCGCAAGGCATTGGCGTAGCTGTTGGCGTTGACTCGAGCCAGCGAGCCTTCGCTGAAATCGGACAACGCAGGGATCGCCTTGTCGCGCAGGGTCTGTGCAACGTCCATCTGATTGATGGGGCGCGACATTGCCCTGTAGGTGTTGAGCGCCTCACCGTAGGCAGGCGACGCCTCGGTCAGGTAGCTCACCAGCTGATCTTTTGTGTCCTTCAAGGCGTCAGCCATGTTGCCGTTGCCGGCACGATTGGCGGCGCTAATTTTGTCGTCCAGAGCCCGTTTGATGTAGTGCAGGCCCATCACACTGCCCTCTTGGCCAGTGATGTCGACGCCCTTCTCCAAGGCTAAAGTGCGCGCTTCTGTGATCGCAGACTGCACCGACGGGCGCTTCATCAACTCAGCAGCGGTGGCGTCGAGCTGGGGCGTGGATTTCAAACCACCTGCCCATGCGCGGCCGTATTCTTGCTGGGCTGCCCAGTCGCGGGCGCTGTCATAGAACTCGCGCTTGCCGTCGTTGCCGGCCATGTCGTCCAACGCGCCGCGATAGCCAGCAACCTGACGGGCGCGGGACTCCGCAAGGGCGCTTGCGACGTCCGGTGACGTGGCCTGAGCGCCTCGTTGCAGCTGAGCGATGCCGACATCGCCCGTGGCCTCGGCCAGCGTGGGCGTGACACCAGGCACAAACACTTGCGGGTTTGCGGCCGCCGCGCGCACTTTAGTGGGGTCTGTTGCAAAGCGATCGATCGTGCGTTTCAAAATCCGATCGCGACCTTTTTCGGTCAGAGGGTCAAGAACGGCCTTTGCGCCGTTGTAAGTGGCACCAAGCACCCTACCCCCTACCTCGCCCGCAGCGCCTGCCAGAGCGCCCGTTTGAGCGCCTCCTGCCATGTCTTCCGGCGACATAGAGGCACCAACCAGTGCGCCGGAGCCAACGGCGCCAACGTAAGGTGCCGCACCTCTGACCACGGCCTGAGTGGCCTTGGGCAACAGAATTGAACCAGCGCGAACGGCGCCGGTGATGCCTTGCTGAGCGCGATAGCCTGGTACAGCAGTCAACGCAAGGTCACTGCCCACACCGCCCCAAAACGCCGCAGAGTCCTTGTCTCGCATGGCATTGCCGGCTTTGGTGGTGATGCTCTCTTGCGTGCTGGGCTCGGTGAACAGATTCTTTGCGGTTTGCACCAGATCATTGACGCGGGAGCCTGCACCGATGGCCGCGCGCTCATACCAAGGCTTGTCATCCAAGGTCATGCTGGCGATCGCTTGAGCTTGCCAGTCAGGCGTGACGTCACGCTTAACTGCTGGTTTGGCTGCCTTTGTGTCGAAATCGATGTTGCTGTAGAAGCGCTGGGCAGGGATGTCGGGGTAATACTTCTGACGAATGGCCATCGCCAGGTCGTCGTCGCTCAAGTCCCCATACATGGGGAACTGCTCGCGGATCGCTGACATTTTGATTTTGTCAGCCATGATCAACGGCCCCCAGGTTTACGCAGCCCTAACGGGTCAGCGTTGGCCGGAGCTGCCGGAGCGGCACCAGGCGCTGGGTTGTTGGGAATGGCGCGGCCTGCACGGGTGCGCAGCGAGTTCATGTACACCTCGTAGGCGTCCATCTTCTGCTGAACCGTGCCAGGCTTGTCACCCAGCTGTGGCACAAGCTCCTTGACCTTTTGATCGGCCTCGTAAGCGTTGATGCCGGCGCCGGTCGCAGCCCGCAGCAACGCCTCGGACATTGAGCCTGCAGCCTGCACAAACTTCTGGCGATCTTCGGGGCGCAGTGAGTTTTGAATGTCAGTGCCCACGCCAGGAATGAACCCGGCCATGCGCTCGGGCACGGTCGGATAGGCGGCCTTGGGATTCTTGTTGATGACGTTGGCCATGTTGCGGCGTGCGTTGTCGGCCTGAAAGTACCAACCGGCTGCCTTGCGCTCGTCCTCGGTGGGCTGAGCGTTTGTGGCCTTCGGGCTGATCTGGCCTTGGAACGGAACGGGCTTGGCGTTCTGGTCGTAAGTGAACAGCTGACCGTTGGGTTGACGGAAGATCGGCTCGTTGTTTGCGCCGGAGCCAATTTGCGTGGCGTTGCCTGAGCCGACCGTTCCATTGCCCGCCATCATGCGAGCAGTGTTGGCGTTCATGCGCGACGTCTCTGCGTTCATGCCTTGGAACTGCAGCTGCATCTGACGGAACTGATTCAGCATTTCGTTTTGCGCACGCGTGGCCTCGGCGCGCTCTTGCGCGGTCGCGGCCGTCTGAGCCAGGCTTTCGTAAGCCTTGGCCTGCTGCAACAGAAACTCGGCGCGCTTGTCTTGAGCCGCAAACGGGTCTTTGATGAACTGACCTTGGTCAGTCAACATGCCGCCGCCGACCTTCATGGGCTCCTGCGCGGCCGCAGCACGCTTGAGGTATTGCGTCTGCACGGGCTGAAAACCCTCACCAGCAAACTGAGCTGCCAACGCGTTGAGCATGGATGCCTCACCCTGGCTGCCTCGAGTCTTGGCGTACTCCTGCAGCTGGCTGATGTCGGGATCAGCGTTGTAAAGGTCTGAGCCTTGTTGGTACAAGTCGGTCGCGCGCTTGCGATAGCTTGCAATTGCGTTTGGCAAAGCGGACGCATCGCCAGGGCGCACGGTGTCAGTCAGCATGCCGCCCTTGGACTTTGTCCGCGCCTTCTTTAAGACGATTCCTTCATCGTCTTCGTTGGGCAAGATGCTGTAATCAAACATGATCAAGCCTCGTTGCCGTAGCTGAATTGCGAGTAAGGATCGACGTTCACAGGCGTGGGTTGCCCGTTCATGCCGGGAACAGCTTGTTTGCGACGCTTACGCAACTCTTCAAGCATTTCGGCCTGGCGGGAATTCATGCCTCGCATGCCGGTGTCAACGTCGCCTTGGCCCTTCTTGGCAAAGTAGCCTTGACCAACCTGAGCCAGCGTTTGCGTAATGCTTGGCGCGACATAGTGCTTGCCAATCATTTGGCCTTGTGCCGGTGTCATGGCGTTCTGGCGCAAAGCGTCAACCATTGCCTGCTTGCGCTTCAACTCCTCTTGATCAGGACGCATAGCCCCCATCTGCAGCAAGTACTCAAACATCAAATCGTCATTCATTACAGACCTCCCATTCCTGCGTAATCAACCATCAAGTAGCCGTTGGTGTGGCGCTTGACCAGGTCAGGACGCACGGCTTGAACCTCTTGGGCAATCACACCGCGTTGTGCAATTCCCATCATTGTGTACTCATAAATGCCCACGCCAATGGCGTGCTCGCCCACCCGCTTGATATTGCGTTTCAGACGGCGATCGGAAAACATGAACGCGGTGGATGCAAGCGAACCTAGCCCATTCATCGTGTTGGCAGAAGCCGCGTTTTGAGCGTTCACCGCGCCAAGCTGTGCGTCGTAGGTGTTTTGCATGGCACCCAGCAAGTTGGGGGTTTCTGCCCGCGACGCCGGATTGAATGACGGCATCTGTGGCATGCCCACCTGTTGGCCAGTCAACAACGCATTCATTTCGTTCAAAGACATGCCACGACGCTGAGCTTGCTCGGCAATCGCTTGCTGACGCAGTTGGTTTTGGAACTGTGCAGCTTGTTGGTTGAGGCCAAACTGATCTTGCAAAGCCTGGTTGTTGGCGTTTTGACGGGCGATGTCCAATGAGGAGGCCTGTCCAAGCGCTTGATTGCCAAACTGCGCGGCCTGCAGGTTTTGATTGAAGGCCTGTTGCGCAGTCTGATTGTTAAGGTTGGCAAGCCCCAAGTTCTGGTTGTAGGCCTGCTGCTGAGCCTGATTGCCGAAATTGAACGCGCCCAGCGTCTGGTTGTACCGTTGATTCAGCGCTTGGTTTCTGAGGTTGGCGTTGGTGACATCTTGATTGAACGCTTGGCCACGCGCTGCATTGGCGGCTTGAGTTGCCGACATTTGCTGATCAAAGGCTTGCCTGTTTGCCGCATTATCAAACTGACCGGCTTGCAAGTTTTGATTGAACAGCTGACCTTGCGCAGAATTTGAGGCCTGTTGAGCTCCAAGCGCCTGCGCGTACGCCTGCTGCACAGCGCTATTGCCAAACTGTCCAGAAGCAAGGTTTTGATTGAATTGCTGGTTCTTTGCTTGGTTGCCTGCCTGCCTGGCTTGCAAGTCTTGATTGAAAGCCTGCTGCGTAGCTTGATTGGCAAATTGATTTGCGCTCAAGCCTTGATTGAACGCCTGATTTGCGGCCGCGTTTGAGAACTGACCACCAGACACATCTTCATTGAACGCTTGCTGGCGCGATCCCATTTGCATGTTGTACAGGCGCTGGGCCTCGCTACCGGACTGATCCAGCGCGTTGAAACGCTCAAGCGACTGCTGGTTGCCCAGCTGATTCATTGCGCGGTTGTAGGCCTCAGAACCAGCGCGCAGCCCCTGATTGGCGAGCTTTGTCTCGAGTTGCTTGGTTTGATAGTCATGCACCGGCTGCATCTTTTGCATGAGCTGATTTGCCACGGTGTCGCGGTAGGACGAGTCAAACTGCGGCAGGTTGGGGTTGTCTCCCGTGGCCAACGAGCGCTGTACGTTTTCGTTGTTTGTGTTTGATCTGATGCCATAAGCAAAATTGTTGAATCTGGTGTTCAAGGCAGGGTTGCCGACATTTTGTTGAATGCCATTGGTCATGTCGCGAAAGTTCGCGTTGATTGGCGTTGTCTGCATCCCTGACCGAATGCCGCTGGCCAAGTTATTGAACCCTGTGTCGACGTTCTGCGGTGTCGCCCCTAAAGCGATGCCGTCTGTCATTGGCGACATGCTCATTTGCGGGCCGCGCAAACTGAAACCTGATTGCAGGTTTTGCGTCATTGGATCAACGCCGCCCTGCAGCCCTTGCGAGTAATTGCCTACGCCAGCACCAAGCGTGGGGGCACGTCCAAGCGATCCAGTCTGAGGTAAGTCGTTCCAATTAAATGGTTGCGAATACTCGTTCTGAACTCGACCCATGAATCCTTGTGCCAGGTCGCTTCTGCCGGCTTGAATTTGCAGTTGATCATCAAGCGCGTTTTGCAGCTGAGGAGCCAAGCTCGTGTTTTGAGTCCACTGTGTAATTGGCTTGCCCGTGGCGGGATCAACGCCTTGCTTGGCATTCCAACTTACAGAGCCAAAAGGCGTGTTTTGTGTTGGGCGATTGGCCCAGTTCTGCACGTCCGTCAGCTCACGCGACGCCGCCGCCTGCGTTAACGCTGCACCGTTGTAATCAGGTGCTGCTGGTGCTGATGCTTTGCCGCCCATGAGCGTTCTCCTTAATCCACCGACACTCGTCGGCCTTCATTTCAAACATGATGCAATCAACCGTCTCTGCAATTTGTCGAAAACCTAATTTTCGATTCATTGAAACCGCGTCATGCAAACGCTTTGGTGTGAGGCCGTAAACCGCCTGCTTGCCACAAGTAACAAGCGGGTATTCAAAGGCCGCACGCCAAAGCGATCGAGTCAAACCATGCGTGCCATCAAACGCCGCATGCATCCAGCACGCATTGTCTGTCCACGCGTTAAAGCCCACTGCGCTGGCAATCGTTCCATCGTCACGCATCGCCGCAATACAACGCAGGTCGCTGCTCCACGGCAGGTGTGTGCGCTCATGCATCCACTGCCAAATGACCGGAGGGTGTCCTGGTTGATCGGTGACCAATTTCACATGACACCTCCCATCTCTGACATCACATGCGCGGATGTGAAGATTGTCCCAGGCAAACCTTTCACCTTCATGCGCACTGAACCGTAGTAGCCCAGGCCAAACACGCCAACCCACGCCTGGTAGGTGTTCTGGTTGCCGGCAAAGTAGGCCTGGTTCCAGTTGCTGTCGTCCCAAATGCCGGTCGTCGGATCGGCAAACGCGGGAGCTCCGGTCACGTTGTTGAGCGCGTACTGGGTGTTGAGCTGCAGCTTGACGCTGGGCGCTGTGGGCGCAACAAAGATCGGGCGCACCATCTGAAACTTCTTGAGCTGCGCGGGCGTGTTGTAGGCGTTGAATGAGGCCTGCACGTCGCCCTCAATGGCAGAGCCGTTCTCGCCGTCAATGTCAGCGCCATCAAACTGTTCAAACAGGCCTTTGACCACCTGGCCGTTGTTGTCGGCGTAGTACAGCTGGCCGCCCAGCAGCGTGCTGCAGATCATGTTCATGTTGGAGAACGTCGACCACGCGCCAGTGATTGTGTTCATCACAAACTGGCTGAATTGGCCGTAGACGTTTGGCGGCAGCTTGATGATCAAAATGCTTTCCTTGGGAACCATCATCACGTCCCAGGACGCCACATCTTTCAAGGTCGTCAAAGAAGTGACCAGCGCGGGCTGAATCTTGGACGCGGGCATCATGTTGGCCGCAGCCTCGTTGTACTGACCTGAAACGATCTTGGACAAAGGAATCAGCCCTTGCTGGCTCAAGATCATCACGTCACCGCCAAACGGGGTGAAATAGACGCCGTACTTGGGCACGGGGCCGATGTACCAGACGCCCTTCAAGCCAAACGTGTCGGCGCTGGTCGGGTCTGTGCCGACCCAAATCCCTATGTCTCCCTCTGTGCCGATCACGGCCATGTAGTCGTCCATCGAAAAGCCTGAATCGATCGTCCAGTTCAGCAGCGCAGAGACACTCCCGCCGTTGCGCAGCACCGACCCCATAGGGAACGGCACAGCAGTGCCTTGGATCGCATTCACGCCGTCCAGGTAGTACACGTCACTGCCGCCTTCAACCGTGAACCAAACGCGCTCTTTCCACACGGCCACGGTGCGCACGTTGGTGGGTAAGCCCGCGCAAGATGCCGTGCGATCTACCCAGCCGTTGGTTGGGTCGTAAGTCCAATAGCCGGCACCAGGCGACACGGCCAGGAGGTAGCTGCCGGAGGTTGTGGAGTACTGGGTCGTCCACCACTGATCTGACGTGCTGCCAGTGTTTGACTCAATCACCGTGGCAGGGTTTTCGGTCACGTCATAGATGTCGCCATCAAACGCAGCGAACAGCTTTGAGTTTGCTGAGCTGGCCGCGTTGTACCCAAAGATGGATTTGAATTCCGTCACGCCCTCAAGAGCTTCTGTGTGGACGCGTGTCCCTTTGCGCAGCTCAACACCTTGCTGACGTGCAATGAAGTTGTCGAGCACGATCGCGTCGAGCGGCGACATCTCACTGATCGGATCACGCAAATTCAAACCGCCCGTAGGGGGCGGGTTGTTGAACAGCTGAGACGTTTGACCGGCCGCTGCCTTGATTGGTGTCCTGAACGGTTTGAGCGGCACGACAGGCATTAGCCAAGCCCTCCGTAGCCGGTGTCAGGCGTGTTGGTCAGCGGCTGGATGTATGGGATGCGGAAATCGCGAGCCATCGACAACACTGCCGCGCCCTTCTCGGACGCCTTGCGGTTTTCGTAGGCGATCTGGAAATCACGCATGGCCGCGCTTGAGTCCAAGCCCTTCATCTCGAGCCATTTGACGCGTGTGTACAAGGTCATCAGCGTTGCATCAAGCAGCGCGATGTCCCCGTTCTTTGTCATGCGGTTTTTGTACAGGTCGGCGTTGTCCTGGTCGCGAACCCACGCGTTTGACAAATAGAAAAACTTCATCGTCTGCGGCGCTTGTGGCGGCGCCAAGACGTAGAGCTTGTTGTCGCGCACTTGCCAATAGAACGACAAAGTTGGCAGCGTGAGACGAATCAACAGCTGCTGCCACATTTGCGGAGACACAGGCCCCAGCGAGGGGAACTGCGTCGTCGCGTTCCAGTTGGTCTGATCAATCCAATCGTAGAAGTCCACCGGCAACTCAAACGCGCGTTCGCGCTGGTTGGGATCGAGTGGGTCTGCAACGATCGAGATGTTGTAGTACTTGATCAGCTCCTGCCAGTCATACATCGATAAGAGCTCGATGCCGGCCATGTTTGCGGCCTGCACCATTTGGATCACAGCGGGGTCGGTCGAGCCCGCAGGATCAGCGGGCGGGGGATACCCAACCATCGCGGCCACGTTTTGAACAATGGCCGACAGCGACGTCTCGTCGATGATTTGATAGCTCGGCATCCCGCGCCCCCCTTTACTTACTCGGCCGCTTCGGCCGTTGCTGCAACCTTGCGGGCCTTGCTCGATTGAGCAGCCTGCAAAGCCTCTACCATCGTTCTGAGGTTCTCAATTTCAGCGTCACGCTTCTCGAGCTCTTCGTTCATCTTCTCGATGGGAGCGTTGTTGCGTGCCACTTCCATGAATGCCTTGGCGCGTTGCTTGTCTTGGTGAAACGACATGAACTTTTGGCCCAATCCGTCGTTCGCTTCCGCGAGTTGCTCCACCGTCATCAGCTTGAAATACTTGTATTCCTCGACTTTGGCGGGGGTCATGCCAGGCAGCGCGGCCAAGGGTGTGCCAATGACGGCCTCCGCTTGTCCTGCTTTCCATTTGCTGTAGCGATCGCCAAAACGTTGGATGTCCATTTCGGTGATCGGGCGCTCGATGACAGAAGATTTATCGCCAGGGACATACACGCGGATGTAGTCGATTTCCTCGTAAATGGCGCGGCCTTCCTCGCGGCTTTTGCCGGGGTGGAGGCGCGGTTTGCGAGAGAACTCAACGTACAGCTTGTTGTCGTGCGCAAATCGACTTTCGTCGGGACGCGGCAGGTCTGAGTGTTCCTCAAAGATAGTAGGGGTCGTGGGTTGCATGAATTTTTCCTTTTTTTAATTAAATCGAACCAGTCTCGTACTTGAGATTGGTTGTCGTGCCAGAAGCGCCGATACGCCAACCGCCGATGGACGTGCCATCAGAGCCGCTCTTACCGATGCCTTCACAAACAGAGCCGAGGCCTTGCGTTGTGTTGGTGTCCAAAATAGCCACAGCGTCTGCGCCGACGGCGCTGCTGAAGCCGATGGTGTTGAAAGTTGCCGTCGCAACATCAGAGTTGTCGCTGCCGCTCTTGACGGCAAACGCGCGCACAACCACGTTTTGACCAGACTGAGTTGGCAAATTCACCGCGCCTGAATATGCAGTCCAATTGGTCGTGCTGGGGTCTGTGTCGCCGTAGGTGTAATAGATGGTTGAGCCGCTTGTTGCGCAAGCGATCTCGAAAGACGCCGATGTTCCAACCTGACCGCCTGCGGGCGTGAAGGTCGGAGTTGCTACTTTTGCCATGATGTTCTCCTAGTTCAAAAAGCCCGAGGAAGTGGGTCACCCCAGTCCCTCGGGAAAGGGTGACCCACGACAGGCCTACCAAAATCAGTTCTGGATACGGCCTTGGAACTGAGCGCCGTTGCTGGTCAGGTTGCCTGCCCAAGCCAGGATTTGCACTTCTGCGTCCTGGTTGATCGCGTAGCGACGGTTTGGCGACAGCGGAACCATGTTGCGCTGTGCGTGTGGACGCCACTTGATGTACTTGGTGTTCAACATGAAGCCAGTGTTGGCCGGGCAGTAGCCGCCGATACCGCCGTCGAGAACGACGTCGGCGTCCATGAACTTCAATGTGGGGAAGCCAAGGTTGCCGGTTTCGGGGCTGGTGAAGCGCTGCTGGGCTTGCAAGCTGGACATGTAGTAAGTCCAGTAGTTGTTGTCCAACACGATCAAGTCGGGACGGTCAGTGCCACGAACCAAAGAAGACCACAGCTTGTTGAGTGCGGCTTGAATGGTTGTTGCGCTGGGGGTCACGCTTTGAGCGCTGAAGTCATACAACTGTGAGCGCCAGAAGCTCCATGTAGCGCGGTCGATTGCGCCATAAGTGCCGGTGGTGGGGTCAGAAGGCACGGCGGCGTTCAGGCCGGTGACTTCCTTGCCGCCAGAACCCAAGCCGTCGGAATAGATCGACTGGGCCAGCTTATTCATCATGGTGCTTTCGGCCACGTTCAAACGGCCTTCGAGCAAGTCGATGAATGCCTCTTTGCCGCTGTTCTGCAACATTTCCAAGCCGCTCATAACGACAGGAACTGCGAACTGCTTGATCTGAAACTCAGCAGCAGAGATAACGTCTTGAGCAGCCACAGGCAGCAAGTCGTAACCAGAGTAGAAACCGGCGTTTGCGTTCTCAGCAAAAGACAGTTCTTCAAAAATTACGTTACCGCCAGAGATGGTCTTGACGTTGCCGCGCTGATTCAGACGGGCCAAGAGAGCGTTGTTTTTGGTGACGTTGTCCGCGATTTGACGCGAACGGTTTTGGATCGTCGTTGCGACGATGTCGCTGACATTAGGAAAAGACATGATGACTCCTTCATCTGAGTTAAAACGAGCTTTCGCTCACCTTTTCAGATGCGCCTACGCGAACCTTTCACAGTCCGACTTTGTCGTAGGTGGGGCGCCGTGCGCCTCCTAGGAGCTTGCGGTGGCTGGGGTGCTTGGGCACACCAAGGACAATTGCTTGTCCAGTGGTGTGATTATGGCATCAGCGTGAGGACATCTGAATAGCTGCCTCAATCGCAGAGCGCACGTCGGTCGACGGTTGCTGCAATGCACCCACCGGAGCGCTGCCAGAAACGCTCACAGCGGCCGATCGGGCGCGCTGGGCGGCTTGGGTCTGCACCTGAGCACCTTGGGACAGTCGGCGCTGCTGTATGACCTTGGCGACGCTGTCATTGAGCAAGCAGGCCTTGTCATAGGCCTGTTGCAAGGTCATGGGCTGACCACGACGGTGTGCGGCCTCGAGCAGGTCGGCCATGTCAGAGCTCACATCGGCGCCAAACTCAGCCTGGCTGATGAACTGCTCGACCTCGCTTTGCGCCTGTTGGGCAACGCGCTGCTGCTGTTGCACCTGAACCTGCTGGAACTGCTGAAACATGCTCTGCAACGGTGCCAGGCGCTGATTGAGCACCTGGTCAATGGCCGACTGCTGAGGGTCAACGTGCGGGGTTTGTCCCGCCAGAGCTGAATCCAGTGCCTCGATAAACCCGTTGCCAAACCGACCAACGCCAAATTGCTGAACGATGCCGGCCACCAGGTTTGCCAGCTCAGGCGCCGTGCCGGTGCGCAAACGCGCTGCCGTGCTCATCAGGTTGTCAATGGCCTGCAGGGGTGAGCTGTTCTCAGCCTTGATGAACGCCTCGTAAGGGGCAATGGTCTTCATCACTGCCTCGGCCGTCTTGCGTGCTTCTGCGGTTTCCTGCAGCGTGCGTGCTACCTCTGACTCACGGCGGGCAATTTCACCGCGCACGGTGTCGGGCAATTGCGCCCAGTGCTCGCGCACCTCTGGACGCCATGACGCTGGCGCCTTTTCACCCTGCTGCTTTGGCCCTGCCTTGGGACCAGGCTGCACGCCATCTTTTTTTGCAAACTTTCCTTGCTCGTCTCTGACCTGTTGTTGAACCGACTCGTTATCAGCCTGCTCACCCTCCGCAAGTGCATTCAAATCTGCAGCAGGCTCGTTGCCCTCGGCGCTGGATTCAACCGGCGCAGAGCTCGGCTCAGGCGATTCGATCGACGTCGGCTCAGGTGCTGGTGCTGCCGCGTTTTCTGGCTCCTCAAACGCTGCCTCGAGGGCGTCGCGCAGTGATGTCGTGGGTTCACTCATGGTTTGTTACCTGTTTTGTAGTTGATGAATCGCGCGTTCTATGTCGCGTTTGCTGAACGAGCCGCCCTGTGTGTAGGCGCGTTCTCGTTGTTCCTGGGCCTTCGCCCAAGTCTGTTTGAAGTCGTCGGCCGTTGCGAGGCCTGTCGCCTTCATGTATTCGCGGTGCTTGCTGCGTGAGCTGATGTCTGTGCCGTCAGGCGCTTTGAGCCCGTCGTAGGAGCGATCGCCCCACAGCGCGCCAGAGTCAACGCGCAGCGCGGCCTGGTAGTCGGGAGTGACTTCGATCAGCTCGCCTGTTTGCCTGTCTTGAATCCAACGACGTCGTGTCATTTATCGTTCCTCTGCCATGCTGGGAAGTGAATAGCCAAGAGCGGCCACAGCTGCAGCCGGGGCCATGCCTTTGCGCATCAGCTCAACGGCCTTTGCCCAGTCGGCCTCGCTGAAGAACTTGCGCATTTGCTCCACGTCCTTGCGTGAGCTCGCAAACTGCGCATCGCGTTCCATCTTTTGCTTGATGATCTTGCGAATGTCCTCGGACTCGCTGAGGTTGCCGGTAACGGCCTTGGACACGTTCTCTGGCAAGTCAGCAAACCCGCGCAGCACAGCCTCTGTGGCTTTTCCTTGGCCGTACTCAAGCGGCGTGTAGACCGACTCAATGCCGCCCTTGGTGAGTGTCGCGCCCTCGGGCAACACTGTCGCC